TCTCTTTGGATCCTGCGGAGAAACGCATAATGAATGATCTGCGTAAAGTAAGCAAAAGGATTTTGGGATTTCTCAGGATTAAAATTATGAATGTACTGAACGCAATTTTCGATTCCATCAGAGATCATGTCCTCCTTAAACATGTAGTTCACAAAGTTGGGCTTGAAGGACAAATGATTTGCGATCTTCAAGAAACACTCACCAATATAGCGTGGAATAGGAGGTTTTGGTTTGTCTTGAATCTTAGCAATTTCGATATCTTCACGATACTTGATTAAAGCAGCAAGAAACTCTTTGTTGTTGACGTAATGTTCTGACCTTTTTCTTTTTGTCATTCCTGGTTGTATCATAAATGTATCTCATAATATGTATGAATTATATCATCTATGACGATGCTTGACAAGATGTCAAATCATGAGTACAATACCTTTGTTAGGGTTCATAAGGATGGCTTAGCTACTTTTATAGATCTTCTCTAAGATCTCTTTAGCATCTCTTACGCTAGACAAGTAACCCATCTTACGATCAATTTTATATTCATTACTATCAGAATCAGTATTTGATTGTCTCATATAGTTCTGATGCAACATAATCATTTCTACGTCTGAAGATTCAGTTAACGTTAATACATCATTTAGATTTAATATAAACATATCTTCAGTTGTTGTTTTTAACCAAGGTTCTATTTTATAACCAACCACTCCTGATCTTGATTTAATTTCATCAACAACAATTGGATTAGATACGATTAATAAAGTACGATCATCTTCTTCAGTAGCTGCTACCTTGGCAAAGATTTCTTCTCCAGATTTAAGTTTGACTGTTGCATAAAAGTCTTCTTCTATCATGTTTTTAGTTGAATAGAGATTATTTCATAGTTAAAATTTTCTTCATTATAAGTTTTAATTCTTTCTATAAAATGGTTTAGGGTATAATTTTTCTTGGACTTGGTTGAACAATCATCAGCGATGTCGTACAGAGTTGCTTTTACTTTGTCTTTTCCTTTTCTAAGAACTCGTCCAATACTTTGAAGATTACGGATTCTTGATTTACTTGGAGAGGCAAAGATAACATTATGGAGTTTTTTAATATTGATACCAGTAGAAAAAGTTCCATAGGATGCAACAATGATTGCGTTGTTTTCTCTTTCTGTAATTTCTCTTACTAGTTCTCTTTCCTCTGCGTCTACTCCACCATGTACAAAAAATACCTTACGGTTCTCACCCTTGTTATTATTTATTTGATCATATAGTATCTGTCCATGTGCTTCGACTCTTGCGAAAAGAATAAGAGTATTCCCTTTAAGATCAAGTGCTAAGTTTCTAATAAATCGATTACGCTGCTCATGGCCAATGAGATATTGAATCTCATCCTCATATGCCTCAAAGTTTTGTGGTTTATGTTTTAATACAATGCATTGAATATCTAACTGAGAAAGGTGTCCTTGTCTCATCAATTCATCAGTTCTTGTTACCTTATATGATGGGCCAAACAAACCTTCCAACACCCACTTGTGTGTTTGTGTACCATCTAATGTACCAGTAAACCCAAATCTATATTTTGCATGGTGCAATTTTGTCATTATAGATATTAAAGATTTGCTCTTGAAAAGATGAGCTTCATCTCCTATGATGCAATTGTAATCTTCAAAAAACGTGCGATCCAATTTATATACGGACTGCCAGGTTGTAATCGTTACAGGAGCTTCATTAGTCTTTTCCCTACCAGAATATATTTTGTGGCAATATGACTCAGCGTCCCAACCATAATCAAGAAAATCTTTATACATCTGTTCTACGAGGGATGTCGTCGGAACAACTAAAAGAATTTTTTGTCCTTTGTCAACGTAGTATCTTACGAGAGAATAGATCATCAACGATTTGCCAGAAGCAGTGGGAGATATCAATAGTTTTCTATTATGCTTTAGGGCACCATATACTCCCTCAATTTGATACTTCCTGGGAGTATGGGCACAAATGGAGTGCATATAATCCTTGACACCTTCTTCCGAGATATGATCATTCTCCTCATAAGGAGTACCATAGAATTTATTGTCTTCAAATTTATAAGTATATCCGTATTGCTTACAGAAATTGACAATCTTATCTAATAGACCAACATAGATTTGTTTGGAACGCATATCAAAGAGATGAATCTCTCCATTCCAATTTCTACCACGATACTGTGGCATAAATTTTGCATTGGGAACCTCGAACTTAAAGTGATCTCTAAGTTCATATTCTATGTGAGGCTCAGTATTGATTTTTAAAAATACTTCGTTGGATTTTGATATAACAAGATTAGCAGTCGTATCAATCACGTAGATCCATTCATCTACAAATATTTATTACATATTCTCAAATCGATATTCAAGTATCATTCTATAAAGTGATTCTCTTAAATATCTCAAATGTTCCTGTTCATCTACAGGTCTAGCAGGAGCACCAGGCCAATTTTTAAAAGTTTCTTCCACACAATGATGAAGAAGATAGATATCCTCTATCTTCAAGGAGACTTGATAGTCATAATCAAATTCTTCTTCTGGGAAAAAATCTTCTTCCATTATCCTAAACCTGAATTGAATCTCATAAATTCTATTGCGTTTTTAATTTGATAAGTTCTATTAGTTATCTGTTTAAGTATACTCTCAATATAAACTAGCATTGTATCATAATAGTCAATTTTCAACGAAACTCCTGAGAGTTTCTGATCTGCATCCAAATATTTCTGCATAGTTTCTTTATCCCTAATTTTTTTAGGGAATGGATTCTCCACATAAACATCAGGATCTGCTTTTCCACTAAAATACTCATAGCGTTCGTGTCGAATGTTTTTTCTTTGTTGCTCAGCTTTCTTTCTCATCAGAAAGATGGTGTTGTACATTTCAAAGTACTTCGCATGGAGACCAGGAATGTTTGTTGACTCGGTATGGAGGTTATCCATATCAATCTTAGAATCTTTTTCCCACATCTCTTGAAGTTTTTCAAGATCGATCATAAAGGTTTGTTCTCTAAGTCAGTTATATTGTAGATAGTATACTTGAAAGTGACATCTGCTGTAAAGTAATCAATGTCAGTATCGGTAGCATCAAATGAAATTGTTGACAAGGATACTGGAAATAAATCGTCAAAATTGACTTGAAACTTTGCAACCAGATTACTACTTAAAATTTGTAGAGTTCCGTCAGAATAGATGTTTTGCCTATCCTTTACATATGGGCCAGTAATTGTTGATTCTTTTTCTAAGTCTCTAAATTGCTTAGTTTGTTCTGGATATCCAAGACCCCTCAACCAATTCTGGATTTCCATATAATTACCCAAGTCTTCATCAACCAAAAATCTTAGGGTTAAATCGCCAAACTGCAATTTATCGCCAGGAACTTCAATATCCTTTAGGTACGAAGGTTGGACTGCAGTTCCTAAATTTATATCTGGAATATTTGCTTGATTGCAAAAGAAAGCAACTTTTGGACTTCTCTTCAACGCAAACTTAAAACCAGTTGGCGATAAGAAATTTCTATTTGTTATCGCTGATGCTTGTGCCATGGTTTTTTAACTATTTATTAGATGACATAAAAAAAGGACCCCGAAGGGTCCTTGATTAACTCTTGTGAGTATGAATCACATGAGGTTCTTAACAGCAACACGTCTGTAGTAACGGTTCTTGTTAGTGGTAAGAGCGCCAAGTCTCTGATCGGTTCCTTCTGCGAATGGGTTAGCAACAATACCATATCTGGTCTTGAAGCCAATCTTGGGCTGGAAGGAGTTCTCACCAACGGCACGAACCATTTGGAGAGGAACGTATGGGCAATAGAAGAGACCAGCGTCATAAGGTGAAGTACCCTTATAACCAACAACATAGTACTGGTTACCTGGAGTTCCGTTAGCGGAAGTGAGGTTAGCAGAATATGGGTCGATGTAGACTCTGTACTTGCCTTGGAGAACACCAGCGAAGGTGTTACCAGTGTCATCAACGTTAAGGTTAGCGTTGAGTGCAGGGGTGTAATCGAG